TTATCACTTGCGCGGAAACGTCTTGGAAAAATCCAGTGCTCGCTATAATTCTAGCTTTGGTGATACTAACATCACCAGCGAATCTAATGGAATTTGCGTTTGGCATTATAGCTCTTCAGAGAAGTTCTTTAGTATTGTACTAATAAGAGAAGGAGAGATGATCTTTATAGTTCTCTTACTTTCATTCAATTCTTCTTCATATTGACGATTAGAAACTGGAGTCGCCCCTACATAATCTGAGTCTACGACATATCCATTCGCTCCGACATAATGATGTGGTTGATCCGCTTGATCTCCATACTTATCAGTTATGTATTGAGACAATACTGGATATGTCATAGGGAAATCTGCGATATAATCATAACGATCGTTTGCAAGCATAACCACCCAATGGTATTGTGGGTCGCCATAAATTTTTTCAGCGATAATCTCTGGAGTTTCACCATCTACAATATCATATGTATCATAAACAGTGATGTTCGCTAAGACATCGCGACGGAATCTAATGTTTCGTGTGATGTCTTTAACCAACATCACCTTATTCTTTCCAGAGATCTGGAAGTCGTAAAGTGTTTGTGGGAAATCTTTAAAATACATTATAGACCATCCTTAATCTTGTCCTTGGTCAGAAGAGCCAGTTCTCTGAATGACATCTGTACGTTGATCTGAGTTGGCATACCATTAGCGAAAGTATTAAAAGCGCCATTGGGTGTATAGTTAATACTCAGTTCAGTTAAAACACATGATGTGTGGCGATGTAGGTTTAAGTTTTCTTTACCGTTCTGGTAGTAAGAGATGTCAAACTCAGAAGGGTATACGTACACGAAGTTATTATCATCCTTGAATTCTGGATGCATATGGTACTTGAATTCTTCAATGATTTTAAGAACGTTCTTCGCTTCGTCAATACTGCGTGGAAAGAATTGATATTCGAATTGGAATGTTCTAAAATCAACACCCTTGAATACTTGTTCTTTCTTTGGGTTTGCTGCGAGACCTAGAGCAGCTGAGTTTGCTCCAGCATTTGGTCCTTTGGATAGAGCTAAGTTCGCGATAATCGCAGCACCGACTCCAGTGACATCACTTTTCTTATCATCACTTAGAGCCTTCATAACTTCTTCGCCACCAGCAGCGGCCATGGCAAGAACCGAAGTATCTTCGTCAGACCATTGAACACCATAACGAATCTGTAGTTGATTTGGTACATGTAGAGCTATGGCAGTCTTTAATCTTTTCTTACCACGTAGAACTTCTGGTGCCATCGTAGAAGCGGCATAAACACCAAGAGTGCCTGCATTAGCAATTGCAGCACCTTTGGCTGCTCCTTTAATACCACCACCAAGAGCTATAGTACCACCAAGGATACCACCGATTGTGTTGACTGTTGCGTTAGTTGCAACCAACCCAGTCTTGGTCATATTGCTACCAACCATATCACCTGCATCTCTAGGTGTCATATCGTTAACTGTAGCTGCAGCATTCTTACCATTCACCAACTTAGAATCAGAAGATACATTAATGTAAAAAATAACATAGTGCTTACCGTACTTAGATTCGTCAGACATAAGATCGTCTGGATACATATGCTGTTTAACTTCATACTTACCCTTCTCATACTTCGACGCGCTACCTCGTGGGTTATACATATTTGGCTTATGTTGAGGTGAGCCAGCCTGAGTTGGGGCAGCTTTAGTTTGACCAGTTTCTGGTTGTGTAGCCATGAGCGTTTTCTCTAAATAAATGGTTGTTATTTATACCTATCCATTATTTATGTTCCATAAAAGAAAGTACACTCCTATATTCCCCGAAAAGTACACAGGAGATCCATCAAATATAATCATGAGATCTAGCTGGGAGACTCGTTTCGCAAATTGGTGTGATAAAAACCCGAGCATACTTAAATGGAGTTCAGAGGAAACGATTATCCCATACAGATGCCCAACAGATGGGTTTATTCACCGTTACTTCGTTGACTTTAAGATACAAACACGAAGTAAAGACGGCGTCCTCAAGACATACTTGGTAGAGATAAAACCATACACTCAAACGATGCCTCCAATATTTCCTGGACGCCAGACTCAAAGATACTTAACAGAATCTCTAACATTTATGAAGAACCAAGCCAAATGGGCAGCGGCAAGAGAGTTTGCAAAAGATCGAGGGTGGGAATTCAAGATTATAACTGAGTATGAACTTGGTCTGAAAAAGCCTAAATAATTAAATGGCTAAACAACAACCCATCAAAGACGTATTCGAACGAAACCGATATGACTTGGCTCGAGCAGCTAATAAGTCTAGAAGTTGGTTCGACCAACAAGTCAGAATGCTGGCTAAGGAAAACCTAACTCCGCAGAAACTGTTGGCAACAAATCCAGACAGGCTGATGAATTCGATTCAGCCTGGACACCTGTATATGTTCGCATACGATCCAAAGACTAAGGATAAACTTCCATACTACGACAGATTTCCACTAGTCTTCCCATATAGAAAAACTCAAGATGGTTTCTATGGGTTGAATATGCACTATCTTCCATACCAACTTAGAATCGCTCTACTGGATAATCTTATGGTCTTTAAGACTAACAGCAGAATGGATGAGTTAACTCGTCTTCGTTATTCATGGGCTACTATTGATGGTGTGTCTAAATTCGCAGCGGCACAACCGTGTGTAAAACAATATCTAATGGATCATGTTAGAAGTCAATTTAGAAGAGTTGATTCCTATGACTGGACAACAGCTATGCTTCTTCCAGTAGAGCGATTCGTTAAGGCAGATAAACAAGCAGTCTGGGCAGAGTCTAGACGAAAAATGAGATAACACTATGGCTCTAAAAGACTTCATTGCACAGGTAAAGAATGGTGGATTGGCACGTGGGTCACATTACGCTGTCGAGATAAATCCTCCAAGAGGTATGGTTGGTATTGGAAATATGCAGAAGATTCTAATGTTCTGTGACCAAGTTCAACTTCCAGGTCTTAACCTATCAACTACACCAAACAGAACATTCGGTGAGGTTAGAGAAGTTCCATATGATAAGTTGTTCGATAACATCAATCTATCATTCTATATGGACCAAGGTATGGACGTTAAGTTCTTTTTTGATACTTGGATGGGGTTAATTCAAAACCCTTATGATAGAACATTCAACTACTACAACGACTATGTTAGTAGTATGAAGATCCAAGTTCAAGATATCAATGACAAGACACGTTATGAAGTAGAACTATTTGAATGTTATCCTAAAAATATAAGCGCTGTTCAGTTAGATTACTCTTCAAAAGACGTATTAAAGTTAAACGTTACGATGCAGTATAAAAACTGGACATCAAAGACTATGACAGTCACTGGCTCTACTGAGAAGAGTCTTCTTGATAAGTATGGTAAAGTTGGAACTTTCTTAATTGGTGCTGCTGGTTCTTATGCAGTCACGAAACTTCCTGGATTGATTGGAAAACTTAAAAGGTAAACATGAAAATTGATGATAATTTGTCAGAGGTGTTTGATATTGCTCCTTCTGTAGCTACAGATGTTGTAGATAAAAATGGAGAGGTTATTCCTGTATCAAATACTAAGATTGAAGATGATTATGATATCACTAGAACGAATCTTAGAGAACTTCTAATATCAGGTCAAGCTGCATTACAACATGCACTTGACGTTGCTAAACAATCTGAACACCCTCGCGCATTCGAAGTCGTGGGTAACTTAATGAAACAACTTGCTGATGTGAACCAACAACTTATGGATCTACATCAACAGAAACAAAAACTAGATGCTCCATCAAAAGGCGAAGCGTCTAAACAGGTGACTAATAACAATGCTATCTTTGTTGGTAGCACTGCTGAGTTGAATAAAATGATCAAGAATATGTCTAAAGGAGATTAATTATGTCTTTACCAATGATGAGCACACCGACCTACAACTTAGTTGTTCCGTCGACTGGTGCGTCAATTAAGTATCGTCCATTTCTAGTTAAAGAAGAAAAGGCTCTTCTTATTGCACAACAGTCTGAAGATACCACTATCATGGTTGATAGTTTAAAAGAAGTTATTAAGTCTTGTGTTAAAGATAAGATTGATGTGAACAAGTTAGCTACGTTCGACTTAGAATATATCTTCACTCAGATTAGAGCTAAGTCTGTTGGTGAGAATATCGAATTGTTGTTTCCATGTGATACTGATCATGGCGAAGACAATGAAAAGGCTAGAGTTAAAATCACTATAGATCTCACAACTCTAGAGATCGAGAGAGATCCAAAACACTCTAGTAAACTAGAGTTGTTTGAAGATGTTGGTGTTGTTTTGAAATATCCAACTCTAGACGTTATGAAGAATCTAGAAAACTTAGATACAACTGACTTAGACGCAGTTTTCTCTATCGTGGCAGATTCAATTGACTACATCTATCAGGGAGATGAGATCTTCCATGGCAAAGAACAAAAGAAAGAGGAGTTGGTAGCGTTTCTAAACAACCTAACTTCTGAACAGTTTCTTAAGATCCAAGAGTTCTTCACTACGATGCCTCGACTGCGTAAAGAAGTTGAGTATAACTGTCCAGTTTGTGGACAGCATCACAAGAAGACATTGGAGGGAATGCAAAGTTTTTTTTAATAAATCTTTGTCATGAGTCGCTGTTCAACTTCTATAAAATGAACTTCGCTCTAATGCAGTACCACAAATACTCGTTGGGTGATCTTGAAAACATGATTCCATTCGAACGAGATGTTTATGTTGCGATGTTAGTGCAGTATCTAGAAGAAGAAAAACAAAGATTAGAAAGTAAGCGATGACAGTTATTACAGCATCACCAAAGAATTTCCAGTCCATGCTAAACATGCAGGCTGTAGCTAATGAGCACTTGTTCACAATGCGCAAGTTGCTGGAGGAAACTCAGCTGGCTCAGATCACAACATTAGTTGAAACGAAACGAATTGATGATGATGGTGATAGACAAGAAAAGATCGAAGCTGATAACCTTAAAGTTGATAAAGACATCCTGAAGGTTCAACAAGACCAATTAAGATTGATGCAGGATGACGCTTCTGAGCGCAAGAAACGTCAGCAGGATCTAGAGAAGGTAATGGAAGGTATGAAAACCTTTAAGTCTCCACTAGAGAAACTGAAAGAAGGTATCGGCAACTTCAAAGCTAAGTTCTCTGGTGAGAACATCAAATCTTCTGTCCTTAAAGCGACTAACGTATTCGGCGTCAATGATAAGCGTCTAGAACGAGATAGTTTCAAGAAAGAACAGAAAGCATTGGGCTTCTCTGGCTCTGATAAAGATCTAGAATCTAATTTCGAACAAGCGTACAACATCAAGAAGAAGTCTACACAAAACGATAAACAAATAGAGTCTCTACGATCTGCAGCTGGTGGTAAGTATTCTGCTGAAGAAATGTCTAGAACAAACCCAGAGATGGCTAAACTTCTAGAAAAGAAAGGCGCATACACTGAAGAATACTCTAAGTTCGATCTTGGCACGAAGGCTCTTGGAGCAGATGCTATTAAAGAAACACCATCTCAAGCGTTCGCGTCTGCAGGCGAACAACAAGAAATGGCTCAAGAGCAGGTAAAGGCTGTTGGAGAGCAAACAACACTTCTATCTAAAATTGAAGAAAACACAAGAGG